GCAAGCAGAAACTAAAAATAGAAATGGTCGAATTTATCCTTTTGGTGTATTGGAAAAAGAAGTCAAAAGATATAATAAAGAACTAGTTGAGAAGAAACGAGCTTTCGGAGAACTAGGACACCCAGAGGGACCAACGGTCAATCTGGATAGGGTTTCTCATCTTATTGAGGAACTAGTACCTGATGGTAAGAATATCATCGGGAAAGCAAAGATTCTTGACACACCTAACGGTAAAATTGTCAAGGAATTGCTAAATGCTGGTGCAAAACTTGGAGTCTCTAGTAGAGGAATGGGTACACTTGAAAAGAGAGGAAATGCAAACTATGTCAAAGATGATTTTTATTTAGCTACGGCTGGTGATATTGTTGCAGATCCTTCAGCACCCGGAGCGTTTGTGGAAGGAATTATGGAAGGTAAGGAATGGATTTGGGACAATGGTATTCTCAGAGAAGAAGAAGTTGCTCGGATTCAACGACTTGCCTCCGCAAATAAACAGGCAGAAGCCTTTGAATCTTTCCTTTCAAAACTCTAATTTTATAAATATAATTAACAAATTTACTGTAAGGAGACTTAAAATGTCTGATGAACTCAATAAAGAGATGGAAGAAGTGATTGAGGAAGCAGTTGCCCCTAAAACTAAGGGTAATAATTCTAAGCTGAAACAACAACCTCATGATATGCAGAAGCCACAGGGTGGTCCAAAGGCAACTGCAGCTAAAACAAAAGGAACAGCACCTTTCGCCGCTGAGGAAACTGAAGAAGTAGAGGAAGATGTTGAAGAAATTCAAGAAGTGCCTAAACTAAAATCAGAAATTCTTGCTGGTCTAGTAGATCATATGAAAGGTCTGAGGAAAGAAGATCTTGCCAAGATTTATGGTAAGACTGTTCTTGAACAAGACGATGAAGAGGATGAAGACGAAGATCCTGTAGATGATGACGAAGACGATGAAGAAGCTGAAGAAAAGAAAGTCAAGAAAGAATCCATTGACCAAATAATTAATGGACTTGATGTTTCTGACGATGTATCTGCCTTGACAGACGGTGAAGAACTTTCTGAGGAATTTAAAACTAAAGCTGCAACGATTTTTGAAAGTGTAGTTAAATCTAAAGTCCGTTTGGAACTTGAAAAAATTCAAGAGCAAAACGATAAAGTCATGGAAGGAATGGCCGAATCAACAATGGGTGACTTAGTTGAGAAGGTTGATGATTACATGAATTATGTTGTTGAACAATGGATGGAAGATAATCAATTAGCCATTGAGCGTGGTCTCAAAGGTGAAATTGCAGAAGACTTTATAGGTGGACTCAAATCTTTATTTGAGGATCACTATATTGATGTTCCAGATGAGAAGTATGACATTCTGGAAGCCAACTTGACTAAGATTGAAGAGTTGGAAGAAAATCTTAACAAACAGATGGAAGAAAATGTCCAGTTGAAAAAGCAGAAGGGTGAACTTGTAAAAGAGTCCATGATTTCTGATGTTGCTGATGGGATGACTGATACTGAAACTGAGAAGTTCCAAAATCTGGTTGATGATGTAGAATTCTCTGATGAAGATTCTTATAGAGAGAAACTTCAAACAATTAAAGAGAGTTATTTCGGTGCTGAAAAAGACGTAAAAACTGAACAAGTTCTTACTGAAGAAGGAAGTACTGAAACTCCTGTGGAAACATCTGGTACAATGGCACAGTATATGACTGCTATTGGAAAAGATAGTAAGCGGGACAAACAATAATCTGAATACTTTTAAGGAGTAAATATGTTTAATTCAGAAGCTCTCCAAGAGAAGTGGCAACCAGTACTAAATCATCCTGATCTCCCTGAGATCACAGATGCTTACAAACGTGCAGTTACTGCTGTTATCTTGGAAAACCAAGAACGAGAAATGAAAGAGTCTCGCCAAATGTTGGCTGAGGCAGAAATGTCTACAGGTACAGATATTGCTAACTGGGATCCAGTTCTCATTTCTTTAGTCCGCCGAGCAATGCCAAGTCTCATTGCTTATGATGTATGCGGAGTCCAACCTATGAGTGGACCTACTGGACTTATTTTCGCAATGAAATCTCGTCTTGATGATGCCACTGTTGGTGCTGATGCCGAGATTCTTCATGACGAAGCTAACACAGCACTATCTAGTGAAGTGGATGCAACCGCACAACTTGGAAGTAACCCAGGCGCCTTGAATGGTGGTACTGCTGGTGTTACGACTGATGCAGCTCTTCCTGACATTTGGGGTGTAGATAATACCGCTACTTATGATGTCAAAGGTGGACACACCACTGCTCAATCTGAAGCTCTTAGTGGAACTGGTTTCCAAGACATGGGTTTCTCAATTGAGAAAGCAACTGTTACTGCTAAGTCCCGTGCTTTGCGTGCCGGTTACACAATGGAACTTGCACAAGACCTGAAAGCTATTCATGGTCTGGATGCAGAGTCCGAATTGTCTAACATTTTGAGTCAAGAGATCCTTCAAGAGATTAACCGTGAAGTTATTCGTACCATCTATATCACCGCTGAAAAGGGTGCTTTGGGTACAACTGCTGACGGAATCTTTGATCTGGATACAGACTCCAATGGTCGATGGTCGGTTGAGAAGTTCAAAGGACTTCTGTTCCAAATCGAGCGGGATTGCAATGCAATTGGAATCCGGACTCGCCGGGGTAAAGGAAACCTGATTATGTGTTCCGCTGACACTGCTTCGGCATTGTCAATGGCTGGTGTTCTTGACTATGCTCCTGCAATGTCGGCAAATTTGAATGTTGATCCTACTGGTAGTACTTTTGCTGGTACAATTAACGGACGAATTAAGGTCTTTGTTGATCCTTATGCCTCCGCTGCTGATGGCGCTAGTGACTGGTATGTTGCTGGATATCGTGGTACATCTGCATATGATGCAGGGTTATTCTATTGCCCATACGTTCCATTGCAAATGGTTCGTGCGATTTCGGAAGATACTTTCCAACCACGGATTGCTTTCAAAACACGTTATGGAATGGCTGTGAATCCATTCGCTTCAGTCAGTGCTACGGCTGCAATTGCATCTGATTCTCAACCCTTTAGTCCTGATAATAACTGCTATTACAGGCGGGCTAAAGTTACCAACATCATGTAATCACTTGGGTCTAAGAATTTCTTAGAACCTTAGTTTTGATGAAAATAGGGGGGGTTAAATACTCCCCCTACCCTTCCTACCTAAATACTTGTAGAGGAAATTATGGCCGATACAAGTCAAC